GTTTCCCCGTCCAGAATCAGCCGAGGATGGAAAGCAAACGATTGACGGTATGAGGGAAAAGCCCCATACTCGCATCGTCTGTTTTCCTCCACGGACAACTCTACCCGCACTTCAGTTGCAGGTAAAGTCCTCAAGCCGCAAACCTCACGGAATGCGGCTTTTTTTAACCTAAAGCGATTACAGGGCCGCATAGCAGACCCTATACCTCACCCTTGCTTTCGCCGGAAATAGGCTGTAATGGCTTCTCTGGAGGTTTTACGGCCCCTGCCTGCACCTGCCAGATCCGACCCTTCGGCATTTGACCGGCGATTACCCACTGATTGACAGCCGCTCGAGAGACTCCGAGAGCCTTGGCGAGCTTCGTCTGATTTCCGTAGCGTTTAACGAGTTCGTAGATGTCCATGCGGCGATCTTACCCCACGTCGAAAAAAAGTGAAATAAAAGTTTACATTTCCGAAACAAGGGGGTAAAGTTGGCTTACGGTATAGATAACTTTCCACAAACAGGAGCAACAAAAATGCAAACCGAAACGATTGATCTCTCAGGGTTCTACGGCACCGAGAACTATTACACCCATCCCTTCACCCGCTCAGTCTACACCGACGGCGTTAAATACTTTGCCGAAAAAGCCGGAGCCTACTGGTTTCTCGATATCGTGTTTACCGAGTACGACAAGCTCGTCAGCAAGGCAGGGTTTTTGTCGATCACTCTAAAGGTAAGCCGCAACAGCGCGATCATTGACGTATCGGACGGCAGCGGCAGCTATACCAAGCCACGACATATCGACTTTACCGATTGTCCCGATGGCGAATACAAATTCTATTTTGTCGCAGGCGAGCCGTCTGTTCTGATGCTCGCAGCGGAATACTAAGAGGGCAATAAATATGTCAACGCAATACGCTTTTGATCTGACGGTCGAGGGTCAAGTCCGACTCTGTAAGTGGTTGCAAGATCACTTTAGAAACCCAGAGCGAATCCAGAAACTAGATCCGTTTATCGATGAAATCTTGCAGAACCTCAACGAGGGCAATTCTCCGCAATGCGAGATCCGAGCGATGCACTCAATCGATGGTTCGCCGCGAATCTTCCACGCATGGCTCGACGAAATTAAATGGCGTCCGATGGAGGACGAAGAATGAACACCTTTCAGATGCGTACCTACTGGTGCGGAACTCTGCTCGAGATCGAGGTTGATTATTTTTTGAATCACTACGATGAAATCGAACTCGACGAAGCGAGAGTCATCGGTGTCTATCACAAAGGCGATGACCCGAAGCGACAGGACTACACCGCAATGTCGACAAACATTCCTTTAATAGTCAGCGATATGTCGAATGATTTCTATGATCAGCTGCTCGTGAAAGCCGAGGAGGATTACACCGTTTTTTGCCAAGAGGGGAGGATAGAAGAATGAAGCGCGAAGGATGGATCGGTATTGCTTTAGTCGCACTCTATTTATTAGCAGGGCTGATTGACCCATGCGACGGACATAGCTGCCAAACCACGGAGGAACGATGAGCGAACTACTCAAAATCAATGTTAACGACCATACAGAGAAAAAAGGCAACCTGACGTATCTCAGTTGGGCGTGGGCATGGGCCGAGGTCTTGAAAATAGATCCTGCGGCAAGATGGACGGCTCACGAATGGGACGGGCTGCCCCTGATGTATCTAAAGAATGGGAGTGCGATGGTAAAGGTCAGCGTCGAAATCAAAGGAGACGTTAAGACCTGTGTGCTGCCTGTGATGGATCATCGGAATCGAGCGGTGATAGATCCCGATTCATTCCAAGTGAACACGGCGATTATGCGTTGCCTCGCTAAGGCGATAGCAATGCACGGCCTCGGTTTATACATATACAGCGGAGAGGACTTGCCGGAGGGCGATATCGGCGACCCTAAAATCATTGACAAGATTAGGGCGTTACCTGACATCACTTCGCTTAATCGCTTCTACAAAGAATTGAGCGTCGATGATCGTGCGAGATACATGGGCCACTTTGCTACCCGTAAAAAAGAATTGACTGGAGGGGACAATGGACCAGCGGTCGCCTGACTGGTTTAAGGCAAGGCTAGGGCGGGTGACGGCATCTCGAGTTGCAGATGTCGTTGCGAAAGGTAAGGCTGGCCCGAGCGCATCGCGAACGAACTACATGGCGCAACTTATTTGCGAGCGACTCACGGGCGTTGTAGCCGAGACGTATACATCTATCGAGATGCAGTGGGGAACCGATCAAGAGCCGTATGCTCGAGCAGCATACTCTGCGAAGGTCGGTGAACTGGTTGAGGAGGTCGGGTTCATTGACCATCCGACCATCAGCGGAGCAGGGGCGAGTCCAGATGGGCTGGTTGCGGAAGGCTTAGTCGAAATCAAATGCCCGAATACATCAACGGCCCTCGATTGGATTCTATCGGGCAAACCTCCGGCTAAATACATCACGCAGATGCAGTGGCAGATGGCTTGCACAAATAGACCGTGGTGCGATTTCGTGTCCTACGACGTACGGCTCCCAGAGAATTTGCGGCTTCTTGTTATTCGAGTTGATCGAGACGAGGAACGCATAAAGGAACTCGAGCAAGAGGTTCAGAGCTTCTTGTCCGAGCTTGATGACAAAGTAAACAAACTGTTAGAGGTAAAACTGTGAGTGAGTATGACAACACAAACCGAGGCGTTCTGTTCAAAAATAATCAGGGCGACAATCCGAAGCGACCGCAATACCGAGGATCGCTAAACGTCAACGGAGCTGATTTTAACATCAGCGCGTGGATTAAAGAGTCGCGCAAGGATGGCTCTAAATTTATGTCGCTATCCGTAGAGCCGAAGCGCGATAAGCCTGTGGCCCCAAAGCCTAAACAGTTAACGGAAGATAACTGGGCGACCTACGAGCTTAATGACGATATGCCGTTCTAGGGAGGATAAGACGTGCAGATAACAGAAAGATATACTCCATTCAATCGACCACTTCCGTTAAGCAAAGATAAATTTGCCAAATGGAAAATGGAGAACAAGCCCGGCGATTTGTGTTGGGAGCGCAAAGAAAGTCTGATCGTAGATCATAGCTATCAGCGTAATCTCAACGAGACGAAATATAAAAAGATCGCCTCGAGTTTTAACTGGGCAGCATTTGGCGCATTGATCGTAGCACAGAGGCCAGACGGTAAGTTATATGTTGTCGACGGGCAGCATCGTTTATCGGCTGCGATGGCGAGACCTGATATTGATATCGTCCCTTGTATCGTATTTGTGTCTGACGGGGATATCGTCAGCGAGGCGTCAGATTTTCTAACGATCAATAAAAATCGTAAGCCGTTGACGGGGACTGAATCATTTAAGGCTCTCGTAGTAAGCGAAAATAAAACTGCGAAGATCGTTCAATCAATGATCGATGAGCAAGGCTTACAAGTCGGCAAGTCAGGGACAAGCAAGAATGTCTCTTGCGTCAAGGCTCTGATGACTTGCGTCGAGAACGATCAGGAGACTATCAAAAAGATTTGGCCTCTTATCGTTAGGGTATGCCGAGGCCATACAGTTGATCACCGTATCGTTCGAGGCATGCACTTTACGGAGAAGTTCCTTGTCGATGAACTCGGAAACAAGCGATCTCTTACGGAAACCGAGAACCGGAAAAAGTTACTCGAGATCGGATATGACGAGCTACACAAGGCTATCTATTCATCGGTTGCGTATCACAAGACCGCATCAGATAGAACATGGAGCGAGGGGATTCTTAATGCGATGAATCATCGCAAGCGGAATAAGCTCAAGACGGATACCTCCGTCAAATAATATGCGCCGCATATTTCCGAAAGGCACAGCGAGGGAGGTCATCATCAAAGCGGTGATGGCTTCCCTCGAGGAGGGCCAGTCTTATCAGGTAACGGTCGAGCCGTTCCGAAAGCCTCGCAGCCATCAGCAGAACGCCTATCTCTGGGGCGTGGTCTACCCAACGATCATCGAGGCTGGCGGCGAAGCGTTAAGAGGTTGGACAGCCGACGATCTACACGAATACTTCCTTGGCGAGATTCACGGCTGGGAAGTCATCGAAGGATTCGGGCGTAAGCGGATGAAGCCAGTGAAGCGTTCGAGCCGAATGACGAAAACAGAATTTATGGACTACCTAGAGCAGATCAGTCAGCGATGCGCACTGATGGGCATCGTGATACCGGAGCCGAGCTATGAAGCTGCGTAAGGCCGCGAGAGGACGGGAGTGTATGGTTAGGTTACCGAGCGTCTGTAATCACGATCCAGAGACGACAGTGCTTGCTCACGTTCGACTAGCAGGAGTGAGCGGGATGGGAATGAAGTCCGATGATTTACTCGGCGCATGGGCTTGCTCGAGTTGCCATGACGCGATAGATCGTCGAGCGCATACAGATCTTGATCGAGACTATGTGCGATTAGCGCACCTCGAGGGAATGGTGAGGACAATCGCGGTATTAAAAAAGGAGGGCTTGATATGACGCAGACAGAGCAGATTAGACAGCACTTGGAGACGGGCGAGAGCATTACCCCGCTCGACGCGTTACAGACCTATGGATGCTTTAGATTGGCAGCTAGGATTGATGAGCTGCGGAAAGCCGGAATGGATATTCAGACTGTAAAGGAAAGCCGCAATGGGAAGTCGTACGCACGTTATCAGGTGCGCGCATGAACTGGTTGCGCCGAATGCTGAAACGCTGGCGAGAGCTCGCCGATTACGAATGGCGACAAGTGCCTAACCCGAATGTCAGATGTAGTCGGGGCGGCAGAGACTTTTGGTGATCACGCGGCATTCTCCCGCCGCGCCGTCGAGGCGGTCGACGTCAAGCTAACGGTTGCGGGAACCGTACTGCCACCCGCTTTTTATGATTACTAATAAGCAAAAAAATATTGCCGAACAATTCGATATAAAATTTGATTACAACAATTGTTTTTATTGCGGGTCGACTGGCCCATTTCAAATGGATCACTTTCCGGTTCCAGCGCGTCATAAGGGAATGCAAACCGTAAAAGCATGTTTGCATTGTCATAATCTTAAAGACAGAATCAGTTCTTCAATGTTTTTTGATTATATTTGCACTCAAACCTATAACAGCCAAGCAATCTTAAAAAAACTCGAAATAGAATTCTTGACTGGCAATGATGATATAAAAACTGACGATTTGCTTTTTTTGCTTGGGGATATACAAGAATTTGAAACGCCGATTCGGTTATGGATTGCTATTAGGGCTGCGGCTTTTTTTGATACTTTGAGTTATCAATATGATCATCGACAATGAATCAGAGCCGGGGTCGTGGGAACGGGAACTCAAGCGCGCGCCGTGGGCGTATGGTCAGCGGCGTGAGCCTGACGTTTCGGAGATACTCGCGAAGATGACCGCGCATGGTTTGATCGCCGAGGCGGCTGTCATCGCTAGACTTCTTGCAGAAACCAAGGCCGCGTGCGAAGGAAAAACTTAGCCCCACATTGTACGACTGTGGCAGTAGGTTTATCGACCTCGGGATGCGAGCAGTAAGGCGTTGTCCTGCGAAAAGAAAAGAAACGACAATTCTGACAAAGCTCGGGCTCGCCCATTGCAAGCTCATCTAAGATATCTCGATCATCGATCCTCACGGGGATCATCTCCGGCGAGAAAAGTGGCATACCAAAGTAATTTTTTGGCGTCTTGCTGTGCGGCATCTTTACGGCCCATGCGCCAGCAGTATTTAATTACCTGACCTCGTAAATATCCGCGCCATTCGTCATCGGTCATCTGCGCTCGCATCGCATCAATACATTCGATATCGTCTCGGTAGTGATTAGGATTTATAGCGTTCACGCAGCACCTTCAAGTAAGCAACAGCGACCTCTGGCTCCCAAAAGATTTTAACAAGATCGGGATGCTCGGTCGGTAGCTCGGGATCAATAACCGCAACCGCGCAAGGGCTTAACGTATTGTCTCGAAAGCCTCGCTCTTTCGCGAATCGGTCATATACCTTGTAGCTCGAGACCTTTAGCGCATGCATAGCGATACCCGATTGCGGATCTTTAAGCACACTATAGGCCGACTCGTGCTTGTGACCGGCGACGAAAATATGGTCGCGAGTTCCCATGATCGCGGCTTTCATTGGCCCGTGCGCAGGGTTCCAAATCGATGAGCCAGCGTGATCGTGTCTCGAGTTGATCCGCACTTCTTGTCCGTTCGGGAATCGTAGCGCAATGCGCGCCTCGGATGATTTATATAACGCATCGGATTGTTTAGCGATCCAACGGAGCGGATCACCGGAACCGCTCCATAGATCGTGATTGCCGCCGATCATCCAGAGCCAATCGCATCGCCCGACGAACCATTCGGCAAGTCGCCATGCCTGCGATGCCGATGTGCTTTGCTCTCCGTAGAGCCTCGCGAGGCGTCCTACCCAATTATTTGTCGTGTCGCCCACGTTAACCGCAAAAAGCCCCTCTGTCTCTTTGACGAGCTTCGTGTGTCGCTCGAGAGCTTCGATGTCTGTGCCATCGTCATCAACGTGTGGATCGCCAAAAAACAAAAGGCCAATCGGCCCTGCTAATTTGATGCGGATTGGGATTAGCTTGCTCGCTTCTTCGTGACTGCGTTTATTAGCGAACTGTCGTTTACGATGAGCAATTAATTCCTCGATAGGAACATCATCGAGCGGGAGCGGAGTGAAGCTATATTCTGGTTTGTCGATATCGCGTTTAGTTTTGATGCTAGCTAATCGCGCCATAAAGGTTCGGAGACTATAGCCTAGCTGCGCGGCTGCTTCCGTGCGATTTCCATTGTGGCGTTCCAATGCCGCTAGGATTTCATCGTCAGTCGCTTTTCTTGCTGTCATGGTTACTTCATCGTCGTTAACATCTGGTGCAGCATCATCGACGTTCGATCAACAAAATCTTCGTTGGCCGATAGATCGTGATAGCTCGCGCAATCTAAAATAGCGTGAACCGCTTCGTGTAAAAATACCTGCTGACGATGCGTGCCTTCTAAGTCCCTGCGCAGCTCAATTCGCAATTCGCCGGGAAGCCACATCGCTAATATTTGATCACCGTATTCCCACTTCTTAACCGGAACGGTGACGACTTTAATCGTATGACCGGCTAACTTAAACGAGCGGGGTATGCCGTCCTCACGCATTTCGCACCTCAATATGACCAGACGTTAGGCCTTGGGGCTTCCTCGAGTGTATCTAAATGGATAAAGCGTCCTGACGTTTTTTGATTGACGCCGATGCCAGTAAAACCTAACTTGAAAGCGAGCTTCATTAGTTCGTGAGCTTCTTGTCCATTCACTGCGATATCGCAAGCGCAGCCCGATGCGTGTGCTCCGGCTTTAATTTTCCGAGCTTCGACAGGATGCTGCGTGCAACGGAATCCCGATGTAATTCGCATCGGCTTTCCGTACTGCATACGCAGAGCTTGAAGTTTTGACATAAACGCAGGCGTCATTTGATTTGCGCCGCAATGCGTACAGTCAAATTCTTTTTTTGAAAAGTTTGGGTATAAATTCCAGTCAATCATTTGTTTTTCATATCCACTATTTTTTCTAGAGTGCGGCCACCGAAGTATGCGCTCATAACGAGCATCCCCCACTGACCGAGTAGCGTTACATAAGCCTCGGCAACCTTAATTCCAAAACCATCAAGGAGCGCGAGTCCGAGATAAGCAGTTAAGATATAGCCGAGCGTGATCGGACGTATGTTTTGCGCGAGCCACGAATCTGTAGCAGCATCAGCCTTCCATCGCTCGCTGACGTTCTCTTGCTCTGATTTATATAGCTCAGTCTCATTTGCCATGCGCGCCAGTTCGCCATCTTGCGCCATCCTAGCTAAGTCCATCTGCGCTTTGGCCTTGGCTTCGGGGTCAGGGATAAGCTTGTCGATTATCTTAGTCGCGAACGGTAGGAGTTGCTGCCACATTATTTGTCGCCGTCCTTTTTGTTCCAGAGCGAAATCAGGGTCTTTACCTTTTCTTCAACCACGGCCAGCATTACGTCCATTTTCGCAAGTATAATAATGAGCGTGATAA